TGATGATACATACATTAATATTTTAAATACACCATACTTTCATAATCAACTATATTCAGATTTTAAATCAAATACAAATATTACAGGAAAATATGCCGGATCTGCGTATCTTTTATTAAATTCATTACCATTTGTTGATTTAGAAACAAATTTTGATTATACGTTAAGTAACGGTAAAAAGATTGAAAATTTAACAGTTTCTCATGTCTTCAAAGAGTTAAGTGCGAGTCATTATATTCCATATCATTTAATGTTAAAATGGGGATCAATTTATCATAGATACAAAAAATATATTAAAGAAGGAATTGATATTTTAGGCGAACACACACCAACCCAAAGAACTGGTTTTATTGATTCATCAAACAATGTAATACTTGTTGATGCGGATTTATTATTTAATAATTATGACACTGAAACATTTACTATTAGTGGATATTCAGTAAATAATACAAGTAAAGATGTTGGAATTTATCCATTTTATCAATCAGTATATTCACAAATAGTGAATGGATATAATCATTACGAAGTGTTGTCGGGTGCAACTTCATACACAGGTAACACAGTAAATGGTTCAATTATTCATAATATTAGATTTGGAACATTAAATGAATTAAGATATTGGACGGTATTAACTGACAATGAAAAATTTGGGACTGATAAATCGTATACACTTCTACCATGTGATGGTGGAAATGAATATATAGATTTAAAAAATACACCAAATTTAATGAACAATGCAGATACCTTAGATAGAGGTAAACAAATATACTATAGAACAATATGGTCCGATAATGATTATATTAATAATGATTTTAGTGGTAAAACATTCTCTTCTTATTCGGAATATCAAAGAGGATTTGTTGGTAGCGGCGCAACTACTGATGATAGATTTGAAATGACAAAAAATTATAGAAAAATCTATGATCTAATTGCAACATTTAGTCCTAAAATATTAGATGAGTTTGAATCGATGTTTTTGGAATTCTCGTCTGCAAAAACACAACAAAATTTACAAATAATTGATTTTAACAGAGTACAATATTATAAATTTCAAGATTTATTAAAAGCAATTAGTAACATAGAAAAAAAATCCGATGATAGTAATCTAACATTATCTGAACTATTTACAGAACTAAGAAATAGACAAAATCTTAAACTCGAATATATCACCAAAAAAATATTATCAAATGATAATTTAATAAAATTAACAATTGGTAACTCTAAAGAATACGATACACATGTTTTACATGGATTTACAAAAATATCAAATACAGGTAGATTTGTGACAGGTGATTTTACGACATCACAATTAAATACACAAACACAAAATTTAATTAAATTATATGTAGGAGAAAATCCTGAATCATTATTAGCAACGAATTTATATGAAAACTTTTTCTTAACAAATAACATTGAAGTAAATGAACAAAATATATTAACATTTAGACCGTTAATTTATTTGTATTCAGGATTTGTCAACAAAAAAATTGAAGAATTAGGATCGTACACACCAACTAATGATGATTTCATAAATTACTTAAAGACAAATATTTTTGAAAAAAATTATAACGACAATCCATTTGATAGCAAAGGGTTTAATCAGAAAATAGATTTATACTTCTCAACTCTAACAAATAACTTTAAAAAACTAAGAGAAAAAAGAGAAGAGGATTTAACAATACTTGGTGGATATAATAACGATCCATTAAAAATTGAATTATATAATACGTTTAAATCGTTCAATGATAAGTGGATTGCCGGTAACTCTATTGGACAAAGAGTGTTGTTAGATGAATTTCTATTTTTAGATAGAGCAAATAGAGACATTGGAGACAGATATTATTTCAATTTAGATAGGATCGCACAATTAGACGATAAAAAAAATAAAAAACAAAGTCTTTACGGGTTAATATCAATTCTTTTAGATAAAACAGGATTTGATATGAGACCATTACCTGCATATGTTAATTTTTACGGAACTAATTTTTCATCTAAACCAAAATTAACACCATCTAAAAAAGTTGCGGAAAACATATTCGGTACATTTTTAGATGTTGATTATCAAGAATCGTCACCTAAAATTATTATTCAATATATTGGTAACACATCTAAGAGACCTGATATGTCGAGTGAAAAATATAATTTTACTGATGATAGTTTTAACATTGCGAATACAAATAACAATCCTATTTTAATCACAACACCAGAAGTTTTTAGAATTGGTGAACTATCCAAATCAAACAAAGCGGTTGCGTTTGAAATAAGTTTTGGAGATCAAAATCAAAGTATATTCAAAACCATTCAACTCGATCAACAATCAATTAAAAATACATCTGAATCCTTTGCGGTTTTAGAAAATTTAGGTAGATCTGAAAGTGGTGCAGGTGCATATAATGTAGACGTAAGTTTATATGATTATTATAAAACGGCATCATATAGTTGTTCAGTTACATGTATGGGGAATGTAATGATACAACCGACTATGTTCTTCTATTTAAAAAATGTACCCATGTTCAGAGGTACATATTGGATTACTGAAGTTTCACATAATATAAAAAATAATAATATAGTAACTTCTTTTAAAGGTACAAGAATTCCATATACTAATTTACCCGACCCAAAAGATTCATTCTTATCAAGTTATAGAGTATTCTTTGATAAGTTAATGAAAAAAGCGGTAAGTAGAGTGGATGCAAATAGTAAAACAAATACATCGACAACAAAAAACATAACAGTAGACGGAATAAACTACTCTGTGGATATTATTAAACAATTACCAAATGAAAATTTTGTATCGGCATCTTCTTTAACAAGTTACGGTATTCCATTTAACGGATTCAATAACGAGAGATACATTCAAATGGTTAACCATGATGGTAAGGATTGGTTGAGAGCTGCGGTTGTGATGATGGGAGGTTCAAATTATTCTATTTCACCAAATACGCACATGTCATTGATTGATAAATTATCAGAAACCACACCATTTACTATAATAAAACCCAAAGAATTATTATGGAAAGACATACAAAATTCGGGTCAATTATTTTATTCAAGTAAATTTAAATTAGGTGGTGCGGTTACGGCTAATAGTATTTTACAATTAAAAACACTATTTTATAATCCACAAACAAAAGGACCGATATACACACTCGAATCTGATTTTCAACTTGATGAAGATGCTGGACCAAGAAGATTTAAAGGACCTATCGATGTCGGACCAACAGGAATATATGGAATTGCAATGTCAAAAGAATTAATGAAAGAATTGAATATAGATAAAGAGGGTGATATTATATATTTCAGACTTGAGTAGAAAAATACATTTATTTAGATATTTATTATAAAAAAACTATGAGTAACTTAAATATACATAATTCTTTGGATCAATTTTTAAATCCTAAGAAATATAAGGTTATTTCTAATGACAGTATGTCTCAAGAAGTTTGTGATTTACAAACAGGTGAATGTTATGTTATTAGATCTAAAGATGGTATAGTGGAAAGAATAAATAAAAAATATATTACCGAAGACGGTAGACAACTTTTACAAGATTAATACTATGAGCTTAGAAAAAAAATTACACGAAGAATTACAGCGTTATAAGGAAATTAACAACTACACTAAGAAATTAGTAGTAGAACAAGACGCACCTCCTCCCCCTCCCCCTGTTGGTGGTGAACCAACAGACGCAGCGGCGGATACCGGAGGATTAGATACACCCCCACCACCACCTCCATCTGGTGGAATGGATACCCCTCCATCATCTTTAGGTGAAACCACACCTTCAGATACCGAAGAAATAGATATTACTGATTTAGTTAATATGACTAAAAGTATTAAAAAGGATATCGAAGATAATAAACAAGAACACGGAACTGTTTTAAGTCAGATGGATGCGGTGTTTTCTAAATTAGATGATTTAGAAGCTAAATTGGGTCAAATGGATTCAGTTATAGCTAAAATAGACGAATTGGGATCTAAGGTTCAAGATATGAAACCTCATACACCACAAGAAAAACTTGAATTGAGATCATTGGATTCTTATCCATTTAACCAAAAACCTCAAGAATTTTTTGCACAAAAGCAAGGCGAAATGCAAATGACCGGTAAAAATGAATACGTATTAACAAAAGATGATGTTGAAAACTATTCAAAAACCATAACACAAACATTTAATCCCGAATTAGAAAAAGATGAATTTAAATTCTAACGTAAATTTACTATTAGGGTTACACGCTCAATTAAAAGTATTTCATTGGCAAACTAAAGGTTTTGCGAGACATGAAGCATTTGCAGATATTAGATCAACTATTGAAGATTTAATGGATGAATTTATTGAACAAGCTATGGGTCAATACGGAAGATTTGTTTTGGATGATGAAACAAAAGTTATAAACTTAATTAACTTATCCGAGGCTAAACCATCTCAAATGGCCGAAACCATATGTGGTGCTTTAGTTCAATTAACAGATCAAATAGATCCTAAGGATACCAATCTTTTAAATTTAAGAGATGAGTTATTAGGTGCAGTTCAAAAATTAAAATATCTATTAACCTTAGAGTAAAAATATTTTTAAAAAATTTGTAACCCGGAATTTTCTTTCCGGGTTTTTTTATGTATATTATATCTATAACTTATTATTAATTTAAATTTCAATTTTATGTCAACATTTGATGCAGTACTTGCACAGTACGAGAAAAACAAACAATCCGCAAGCGGTAACGGAAACAAAGTTTCGCAAGAAGACAGAATGAAAAAGTATTTCACTACTGTTCTTCCTAAAGGTTCTAAAGGTGAAGAAAGACGAATTCGTATTCTTCCTACTACAGATGGTTCCTCACCATTTAAAGAGGTTTATTTCCATGAAATTCAAGTGGACGGTAAATGGGTAAAATTATATGACCCAAAACAAGAAGGAAAACGTTCACCATTGAACGAGGTTAAAGAAAGTCTTGAAATGACAGGAGTTCAGTCAGATAAAGAACTCGCTCGTCAATATCGTTCTCGTAAATTTTACATTGTAAAAGTGATTGATCGTGATCACGAACAAGATGGAGTTAAATTTTGGAGATTTAAACATAATGCAAAACAAGACGGTGTTTTGGATAAAATTTTTCCAATCTTTCAAAAGAAAGGGGATATTACGGATCCAACAAAAGGTCGTGATTTAACATTATTTTTAACTCTTACAAAATCAGGAACAGGTAAAGAGTATACTACAATCAATTCAATTATTCCTGAAGATTCTTCACCATTACATGAAGACAAATCAACTTCAGATTCATGGTTAAATGATGAATTGGTTTGGTCTGATGTATATTCTAAAAAACCCGAAGAGTATCTTGATATGGTAGCAAAAGGTGAAGTTCCTCGTTGGGATTCAGATAGTAAAAAATGGGTCTCTAATTCACAATCAGAGGAGACTATGGGAAACACAACAGTAAAGACGACAACAATTGAAGATCCACAAGAAGATTCAGAAGTTGATGACGATTTACCGTTCTAATTAATCAAGGACACTTTCAAGGACATATTGTCTTCGAGAGTGTCCTTTAAATTTTAAAAATATGGCAATTAAGAAAAACGATTTTAGTTCAATAAAGAAAAAATTTTCAAAGGAGGCGGAGTATAAACCTGATCGTTTCTTTGATTTAGGTGATGCGTTTTTGGACGCAACAGGTATACCGGGTCCCGCTGTTGGACATTTAAATATGTTTTTGGGGCATAGTGATACAGGTAAAACTACTGCACTTGTAAAGGCGGCAGTAGACGCACAAAAAAAAGGTATTTTACCCGTGTTCATTATTACTGAACAAAAATGGAATTGGGACCACGCAGTTTTAATGGGTTTCAATAAGGAAGACGATTTCTATCTATTCAATAGTGATTTTGAATATATTGAACAGATTACAGATTTTATTAATGAAGTATTGGATGCACAAGAAAAAGGTGAAATCCCACACGACATTCTTTTCTTATGGGATTCAGTTGGTTCTGTTCCTTGTAAGATGACATATGACGGCAAAGGTGGTAAACAACACAATGCATCTGTATTAGCTGATAAAATAGGTATGGGTCTAAACCAAAGAATCTCTGGTTCAAGACGTGTCGATAAAAAACATACAAACACATTGATCATTGTTAACCAACCTTGGGTAGAATTACCTGATAATCCTTTTGGACAACCAAAGATTAAGGCAAAAGGTGGAGAGGCAATTTGGTTAAACTCAACTCTTGTATTTTTATTCGGTAATCAAAAGGGTGCAGGAACAACAAAAATCTCAATCACGAAAGATAAGAGAAAAGTCAAGATTGCAACAAGAACAAAAATTTCAATAATGAAAAACCACGTAAATGGTTTGGGTTATGAAGATGGAAGAATTCTTGTTACAGCACATGACTTTATGAAAGGTAGAGATGATGTTGAAGAAAAGAAAAGCATTGAACTTTACAAATCAGAACACGGAGATTATATTAGTAAAATGTTAGGCGTTAATGTTACAGACGCAGAAGATATTGAAGTTGTAACTGAGGATGAATAATTTATAATAAACATTAATGTCCGTTTTATTAGTTGATGGAGATAATTTACTTACGATTGGTTTCTATGGTCTCAAAAACCATTTTTACAAGGGAAAACATATTGGAGCAATATATCATTTTATTAATACTCTTCGTAGAGCGTTTGAGACATACCATTTAGATAAAATAGTTGTTTTTTGGGATGGAGAAGAAGGTTCTCAAACAAGGAAACAAATCTATCATCTATATAAAGAAAATAGAAGATCTCGTTTAAGAACTGAAGAAGAAGTTAATTCATATCAGTATCAAAGACAAAGAGTAAAACAGTACTTAGAAGAACTATTTGTTAGACAAGGTGAGTTTCAATATTGTGAAACGGACGATTGTATTGCTTATTATGTACAAAATTCATTATCAGAATACAAAATAATATATTCTGCGGACGGAGACCTTACTCAATTGGTTTCTGAATCAACACAAATATTCAATCCAAGTCATCAAAAATTATATAAACATCATGATAAAATTATGTATGATCATGAAGAAATATGTATTGAGAATGTGAAGATTGTTAAGATGTTGTGTGGTGACCCATCTGATAATATTTCAGGAATAAAAAACATGGGTATCAAGAGATTAATATCATTGTTTCCTGAAATAAAAGATAAACCAATTAGTTTAAATGATATAAAAGAAAAAACTAATATATTATTTGAACAGGATAAAAATAATTGGTTGATTAAAAATTTACTTACGGGTGTAACTAAACACGGAGTATTTGGAGATGAATTCTTTTATGTAAACAATAAGATTGTAAGTTTAGATGAACCATTTTTAACTGATGATGCTAAAGAAAATATACATGCATTGATTAATGACAACTTAGATCAAGAAGGGAGGTCATATAAAAACGCAATGAAAATGATGAGTGAAGACGGGTTATTTCAAATACTACCCAAATCAGATGACGCATTTATAAATTTTTTTAATCCATTTTTAAGATTAACAAGAAAAGAAAAAAATAAAAAACCAATTAAAATCAAAAACAATGACTAATCAAGAAAACGTAACAAAATTCGAATTTTTACTGACACTCGAAAACAACATTGTGTGTCAAAGATTCTTTAATGTTAAAGACCACGAACCTCGTTCAAGACGATCTATGGATCTTCACTATTATGTAAAAAATATTTGTGAAGAAATTTCGGAAGATTTGAAAATAAAAAGTTCCAATTACCTATGTGAAAATCAAAATTTTTTCCTAAATTCTGAAGTTGTGGAAGAATCAAAAGCAACTGAAAAAGAACATTTTTTATTGGAAATTAAGCTTGGTGACGACGTATTTATTCAAAGAATATTCCCCGCGTATTATTACCACCCAAAGGTTAGGTACACGGTAGATATTCGTCCAAAACTGAAGAGAGTACTGTCAGATTTGACTGACATTTTATCATCTGAGGAATTGGAGACAAGTTATTTGCAATACGAACTGTAAAATATATATAAATTTATTATGGAAGAAAAGAATTTTGGTTACTTAGGATTATCATTTCAACAATCGTTAATTAAATCTATCGTAGAAGATAAGAAATACGGCGAAACTATTATAGACGTATTAGATAGTAAGTATTTTGATAATGTATCCTTAAGATTCATAATGGAAAATATTAAGGAATTGTATAGAACATATAATTTTATTCCTGATTACAGTACCATTACACAAAAAATTATCGCAGAAGGTGGTAATAATAGAATTCATACTGATACATTAGATGTAATTAGAAAAGATGAAAAAGAGGTTCCATACGTAAAAGACACTGCTTTAAATTTTTGTAAACAACAAAATCTGAAAAGGGAACTTAAGATTGTTGAAAATATCATTCAGAATGGTGAGTTTGAATCTTATAGTAAGATAGAAGAAATCATAAAAAAGGCGTTACAAGTTGGAATTACAAACGAAGAGGCAGTTGATGTTTTCCATAATATTGATGAGGCTCTTGAAAAAGACAATAGACATCCCATTCCTACAGGAATTGTAGGTGTTGACAATTTATTGAATGGTGGATTAGGAAGAGGTGAATTGGGTGTTGTTTTGGCTCCAACAGGCACAGGTAAAACAACCTTGTTAACAAAATTTGCCAATACTGCTTTTAATCACGATTTCAATGTTGTACAAATATTTTTTGAAGATAACCCAGGTAATATAAAAAGAAAACACTACACCATATGGTCAGGTGTTGCTCCAGATTTACAACCTGAATTCAAAGAGGATGTAAAATCAAAAGTAGACGATGCACAAACAAGATCTAAAGGGTCAATCAAATTATTAAAATTACCATCTGATAATATTACTATTTCAGAAATAAAAAGTAGATTGAGAAAATTGATCAGTGATGGTTTTAAAGTTGATTTATTGATCATAGACTATGTGGATTGTATATCACCTGAAAGAACCGCATTAGGTGAAGAATGGAAGGGAGAAGGGTCTATCATGAGAAGTTTAGAGTCTATGACTGGTGAGTTCGATATTGCTATTTGGACAGCAACACAAGGTAATAGAGAATCAATATCATCTGAAGTTGTAAATAGTGACCAGATGGGAGGATCAATTAAAAAGGCACAAATTGCACACGTAATACTTTCTATAGCTAAAACATTAGAACAAAAAGAAAATAATTTGGCAACTTTAACACTTCTTAAATCTCGTATAGGTAGAGATGGTGTAATATTCCAAAATTGTAAATTCAACAATGAACTATTGGTAATTGATACCGATTCACAAAATACTCTTCTCGGATTTGAGCAAGAGCAAGTTCAGAAAAGATCAAATAGAGCGGCAGAAGTCTATAGAAACAGACAACAAAGAGTTAATAATAATTAAAAAATAAAATAAACAAAATGCAGAAAGGTAAAAAATTTTTGAGCGACTTAAAATTACATTCCGACTATTTCAAATGGATGGAGGATAAAAGTAGATACGAAACATGGGAAGAAGCATGTGAAAACATAATTGATGGACACAGAAAGAAATATGTGAAATATTCAAAAGAAATTGAATCATATTTACAATCTGCGGTAGAAAGTATGAAAGACCAAGTAGTTTTGGCATCACAAAGAAATCTACAGTATAGACATGAACAGATTATGAAACATAATACAAGAGGTCTTTTAATTCCATTTGTTAATAATCTCAGTAGATTACATAAAAGAACAAAAGGAACAAAAACATTCGTAATTCAAGATAGTATTGAAGGATGGGCAGATTCACTTGGAGTTTTAATGTCATCTTATTTTGTTGATGATCAACCATTTCCTGAATATGCTGGATATGAAGTAAGATTTGATTATTCTCAAATTAGAGAAAAAGGATCATTCATTAGTGGGGGTTTTAAAGCACCAGGACATGAGGGATTGAAACAATCATTAGAAAAAATTGAAACTTTAATTGAAAAGTGGATAGTAAATGAAGGTGATAAAATTAGACCGATTTTAGCGTTTGATATTATTTGTCATTCAGCTGATGCGGTATTATCAGGTGGTGTTAGACGTTCGGCACTTAATATGATTGTCGACCCTAATGACGATGAAATGATTCATGCAAAAACAGGTAACTGGTTTATTGAGAATCCACAAAGAGGTAGAAGTAACAACTCTGTATTATTATTGAGAAGTGAAGTAACTAAAGATCAGTTTGAATACTTGGTTAAATTAAACGATGGTGCAAATGATATTGGATTTGTTTTTGCAAACAGTTGGTTTGATATGTTTAATCCTTGTTTTGAAATTTTGAAGATTCCTGTATTAGATAATATCGACTTCTCAAAAATTCACTATGATGATATTGAAGAATATGTAAAGACAAATAAAAATAAGTTCGGTATTCAAGGATGTAATCTTAGTGAAATTAATGCCGAAAAGTGTACAACAAAAGACAAATTTTTGAAGGCATGTAAAGATGCATCGATTTTAGGTACATTACAAGCGGGATATACAGATTTTCCTTATTTAGGTGAAACCTCAAAAAAGATTTTTGAAAGAGAGGCATTACTTGGCGTTAGTATCACAGGTTGGATGAATAACCCTAAGTTATTTAACGCAGAATTATTAGAAGAAGGTGCTCAAGTTGTAAAAGACACAAATAAAGAACTCGCATTTTTAATTGATATCAATCAAGCAGCAAGAACCACTTGTGTAAAACCATCAGGTAACGCTTCAGTTGTTTTAGGTACCGCTTCAGGTATTCATCCTGAACACTCTGAAAAATATTTCCGTATCATGCAATTGAACAAGGAGAGTAACACGGCTAAGTGGTTAGAAGAGAATATGTCATTTTTATTAGAAGACAGTGTTTGGTCATCTACCAAATCGGACTATGTTGTTTTCGTACCTGTAGAAAATCCAAAAAATGGATTGTTTAAAAAAGATATGAAAGGGGTAAAACATCTTGAAATTATTAAACTGGTACAACAACATTGGGTAAATGCGGGCACTAACCCTGAATTATGTACATACTCACCTGTAAATCATAATACGTCTTGTACTGTTATTATTGATGATAAGGATTCGATAATTGAGTACATATGGAGAGAAAGAGACTTCTTTACCGCAGTTAGTTTCATTTCTGATTACGGTGACAAAGATTTCAACCAAGCACCTTTTACATCAGTTTTAAATCTTGATGAAATTGTTTCGGTATATGGTAAAGGATCAATACTTGCTTCAGGGTTGGTTGTTGATGGATTACACTATTTTAATAATAATTTATGGTCCGCATGTGATCATCTATTAGATAGTTCCAATCCTATTACAGGTAATAGAGAACAAGTTCTATTGAAAAAATATTGGATAGAAAGAGCTAAAAAGTTTGCTAAGAATTATTTCAAAGGTGACTTAAAGAAAATGGTATATTGTTTAAAAGACATCCATTTATTCCACAAGTGGGAAACTGTTACTCGTCAATTCAAAGAAGTGAATTTTGGTGAAATTTTAGATAAACCACAATACAAAGACATCAGTGATTTCGCTTCTATGGCTTGTAGTGGTGGATCATGTGAGATTACTAAAATATGAGTAAACTAATAGAAGGAATAGATTATGAAATTGAAAAGAAGTCGGGACTAATGATCCTGACTTCTTCTTTTTTAAGTAAAAGAGGTTATTGTTGTGGTAATAAATGTAAAAATTGTCCATATGAACCTAAAGGACTAAGAGGTAACAAAATATTAGGTAACCCCGACTCACTTAAGGATCAGAATAAATCCACCTAAGACTCGATAATATTTGGGGTGAATATCGAGTCACTATTTTATTTATTACCATTTTTCTAATCTTTATATTTATTAATATGATTAAAAAATTTGGTATTGATTTCCCATTTAGAGACAGCGTCAGGGGTGATTTTTTCTCTATGACAGAAACACCTGAAAGAGAAATCAGAGCCAATCTAATACATTTATTATTAACGAGGAAAGGAAGTAGATATTTTTTACCTGAATTTGGAACAAGATTATATGAGTATATTTTTGATCAAAATGATATGGTAACACATACTTTAATAGAAGAAGAAATTAGAGAGGGTGTTAAAAAATTTATACCAAACCTTGATATAAATTCTATAAACATAGTATCAGCAGATCAAGATCCTGATGAAGATAGATTATATTCGGAGGATGAAGACCAAAGATTATTCAGAGTTTCGGATGCTTCAAATAAACCATATACAGCTAAAGTGAAAATAGATTATACCGTAAATAATGGTGCATTTTCATCTTCTGATTTCATAATTATTAATATATAAAATGGCAAGTAAAAAAATATCATATTCGGTAAGGGATTTTGCAGGATTAAGACAAGAGTTAACAACACTCTTTAAAAATTATTATCCTGACTTGGTTAAAAATACAAATGATGCGTCAATTTTTTCTGTGATGCTTGATTTGAATGCTGCGGTTGCGGATAACTTACATCATCATATTGATAGAGTTTGGCAAGAAACAATGTTAGATTTCGCACAACAGAGACAATCTTTATTTCATATTGCTAAAACATATGGAATAAGATTACCTGGTGTTAGACCATCTGTTGCATTATGTGATTTTTCAATAAGCGTTCCAGTTAAAGGAGATAAAGAAGATGAAAGTTATTTAGGTGTTTTAAAAGCAGGTGCACAAGTATCGGGGGGAGGACAAATATTTGAAACGATAGAAGATTGTGATTTCTCTAATCCATTTAATAGTAAAGGAGAACCAAATAGGTTGAAAATTCCAATATTCGATGCAAATAATAGATTACAATCATATAGAATCACTAAAAGAGAGGCTGTTGTTAATGGGGTTACAAGAATTTTTAGAAAAGTAATTACACAATTGGATCAGAAACCATTTTTAAAAATTTATTTACCTGAACAAAATGTTTTAGGTGTTACATCGGTTATACATAAAGAAGGAACAACATTTGCTGGAAACCCAACATCAACAGAATTTGATAGTTCGGTTAATAAATGGTATGAAGTGAAATCTTTAATTGAAGATAGAGTCTTTATACAAGACCCAACATCGGCATCAGACTCACAAAATTTAAAGGCTGGAAAGTTTATAAATGTTTCAAATAAGTTTATTACTGAATACACACCGGAAAATTATTTTCTATTAACTTTTGGATCGGGTACGGTAAATCCTTTAGATAATTTAGACAATTACATCAATAACCAAATGAAAGTTAATATTGCAACTTATCTAAATAACTTTTCATTAGGTTCGGTTCCAAAAAATAATACAACATTGTTTATAAAATATAGAGTTGGTGGCGGTAAAGAAACTAACTTAGGTGTTAATGTTATTACAAATGTTGATGATGTTGAATTCAATGTAAATGGACCCAATTCAAGTATTAATACACAGGTTATTAATTCATTGACCGTAACAAATATCACACCGGCAGTGGGTGGTTCAGACCAACCTACCATAGAAGAAATAAGAAATATGGTGGCATATAACTTTGCGGCACAAAATAGGGCAGTTACATTAAATGATTATAAATCAATTATTGAAACTATGCCGGCAACATTCGGAGCACCAGCAAAAGTTAATGTAATGGAAGAAAATAATAAGATAAAAGTTAATCTATTATCTTATGACGATAAAGGTAATTTAACAAATATTGTTTCTAACACATTGAAATCAAATATTTTAAATTATCTAACGGAATATAAAATGATAAACGATTTTATTGAAATTGTTAGTGGTCAAGTTATTGATTTAAGTTTGAATATTGATATTAATATTGATAGAAATTTTAATCAAACAGAAATTATACGAGAAACAATAGATACTGTAATTGATTATTTTTCAATAGATAAAAGAAAAATGGGAGACCCTCTTTTTGTAGGTAAACTAATGAGAGATATTGGAAATGTTACAGGTGTTGAAAACGTTATTGAAATTAAAGTATTCAATAAAATAGGAGGTCAATATTCAACTGCACAAGTCATACAACCATACCTCGATCCTGCAACTAAAGAGATTAAACAAACTGATATGACAATAAGAATGGCGTCTAATCAAATCTTCCAAATTCGTTTTCCTGAAAAAGATATCTCAGTAAGGGTAAGAACCGTAGAAAACAATACATTTTAAATTCTTTTTTGATTATAATAATAGAAAATTCCATCTTTTCTATTTATTATAAGAATGATACAAAAACATAGAATATCAACAGATATCGGTCGAGATAAAAAAATTTTAGTCGAACTAAATCAAAATTTCGACTTACTTGAAATTTTATCATTAAAATTCAGTCAAAAAGATATATACGCCTCAGTTTGCTCTGATTATGGAGTAGTGTGTGGTAGAATTAGTGTAAATGACGGATTTGGTGTTCCAAACGCAAAAGTTTCAATTTTCATACCATTATCAGATGAAGATAGTGATGATCCTGTTATTTCAGAACTATATCCATTTAAAAAAGTTAACGATAAGAATGAGGAAGGTTATAGATACAATCTATTACCAAGTAGAAAACAACACGGTGGTCATGAACCAACCGGTACTTTCCCTGATCAATTGGACATAATGACAAGGGAAGAGGTATTAGAGGTATATGAAAAATACTACAAATACACCGTCAAAACTAACGAAGCGGGTGATTTTATGATATGGGGTGTTCCTGTTGGAGAACAGGTTTTACACGTAGATGTGGACTTATCAGATGTTGGATGTTTTTCATTAAGACCGTATGATTTTATAAAACAAGGAGAAGGTGTGGATAAATTTAAAAATTCTTACACTTTTAAAGCGTCACCCGATCTCGATTCTTTACCACAAATAAAAAGATTTGATAAAAATATTATAGTATATCCTTTTTGGGGTAATGAAGATTTATGTGAAATAGGTATCACAAGAACAGATTTCGATTTATCGGAAGTAGGTGTAAAAATTGAACCAAAGGCATATTTGATCGGAGGTATCTACACTGATACTGGAAAAAATAGTGTAAACAAGAATTGTGATGTAAGAAGAAAAATGGGTAGAAAATGCGACTTAACCACAAAAACGGGTAAGATCGAAGCAATAAGATTTACAACAGAAAGAGATCAAAATAATCGACCAATATTGGAGGTTTATCAAATAGATGAAGATATACCCGAGGATGGTGGGTTTGTATTTCCACTACCCATGAACATGGAATATGTGTACACAAATGAATTCGGTGAACTTGAAGTTACAAATGACACAAACAAAGGAATTCCAACTGCAGCGTGTTATAGGTTTAGGTTTAGTATGGATGATCAAGGTAACGAAAGAGTTAGAAAAACTGCGAAGTTTTTGGTTCCAAACATTAGAGAATATATCGGTTCTCAAACGGCTATTTCATATTCTTTTTCAACAAATTGGAAAGAATATCCCCTACAAGCGGTTAGTGCCGATTCAGATAAAGGAATATTATATAATGTAGATGGTCAGTATTATCCAAGAGATTATTTTTACAGATTTTCATATAACAAAGTTTATACCGTTTCGTCATTTCACAGTATGTTTTATGAAAAATCAACTTTTAGAAATGATAGATATTTGGGTATAAAAGAAATTGTACCTGCGGAAGAAGAAGATTGTACTGAATATGTTACCCCACCAACAAATTTTGGTAACATGAATGTTACCTTCACATTAATATTGGCACAATTTTTATTAATCTTAGAAAATATTTTACTTTTTATAACTTTAATAATTCAAAATTCATTATCGAGATTATTTTTTAATTTGGGTCGGGCGGTGGATACGTGGCCGGTTAGAGAAGTTGGTATTGCAATAAAAAGATTTGCATATGTGTTTCAGGAAGAAAACCAAAGAACATTAGCATTAATAACATATCCTGAGTGTGAATCTTGTGATGAAGACAATGTGAATAATACGGTTCCACAAAATACGACCACATATTGTGAAGTTGGTTCGGTAACAGTGTTAGGTATAACACCAGGTGGACAACACGAACAATTTTTTAATGGGGCAATTTCAGGCACACCAATAAATGTTATTCATAATCTTGGTGCAAACCCAACTATAAAAGTTTATGTGTGGGATGGTAGTGCATATGTACAACTTGTTGATTATTTTTATCCTAATGATCCTGGAACAAATAATACATTTTGGATATCAGGTAGAACAAATACAACCAATTTTAATCTTTACATGAATTACACAACCCCAATTAATGGGTATGTGAGAGTAGAGGGAACACCTTCAGTGACTTTAGCAACTTCAGGTCTCGATAATACAATACCAACTTGTACTAATCCGTCTCCATATGATACACCAACAGGATTCACTATGTCAAATCCAACGGATTATGTGGATTTCTTATCAAAACAAAACAATTATATTTTACAATCATCAAGTGGTTTGATATATGAATTAAATTCAACAGGAACAAGATATTTTTCAACAGTCGGTGGTTTTTTAGTTTTATTTGATGAAAACTCAACAATACAAACAACAGAAACTTTTACAATTCTTGATAAGAATACAAAATACATTAATAGTGATGCCACAGTGGAGGATGGTTGTGATATATACGACACACCATATGATGAAACTTTAATATCATACTACTACACAGGTGTAACAAGACCAACTGAAAACACATCAACAGGTAATAGTATGCCCGCTGGTAAAATAGTACCATCCTCTTACGTTGGGGGTACAAATGTAACCGCCACAAACTTATCAAATGATGACGGGGTTATTAGAGTTACTGATGGTAGTAATAAATGTGACTGTGACTTATTTTATTATAAAGACAAGGATAATCGTAGTGACATATATCCATTAGCAAGTAGATTTGTAGGAGATGACTTTGATGATTATTTTGTTAGAAAAACACCAAGTGGTCAATCAGAATTTAGAGACGGAATTTTTTATTTTGTACCCGGCGCACAAACTAATACAAGAGTAATACAAATTATTAAAGAATACATAAGAAGAAAAAGAGTTGCAAAATTATTTTGTGGAGGAATTGTAAATTATTCTTTCGTAGATAATTGGTTAAGCGGATCTTTATATTTTTTCCAATTTAAAGGTAAGAAAAATAAAGTATGTGATAGAATCATTTATACAAAAACACTGACAACAGAAGAAGGTGATATATTTTATGAACATTACTATAGGTCAACAAGATATTTAAATGAAAGTAATTGGGGTAAAATTATTGCCTCACGTAGACAATTGAATAATCCTACAACAATTGTAGATTTAGGACCAAGAGATGAGTTTATTAAGGAAATTTGTGTTGATAAATCTTTAGATCCAAATTGTTCAGTTGTAAGATCAATTGGTCCCACGTCATTTCAAAGTTTTGGTGAAATAATGGGTATGGCAATTAATTACAGATTAGACGTTAGTAATGGTGATTTTGATTACAAACAATTCTTTAATAATAATGGATTTTCATTATCCAATCAAAAAATATTGGATGGTGACATCATGCAATTGATATCAATAAATAATGAAGCGGGTATTGAAGAATTTGATTTACAAAATCCAAAGTACCTCGGTTATTCATATCAAGTTTTAGATCCTGATGATCCGGCATTTTCTAATGTTTTTAAATCTTCAGGAGTTTATGGTCCGTTACCAATCACACTTTATCTTGATGATGATGGTGAAAGAGTTAGATCATGTTTAAATGAGGGTATGCATATAGATTACTACGGTAATAAAGTTGATGGTAGATTGACTGAGGCGTCACAAAAAGTTCCATTCTTTTTATGGGATAAAAAGGGTACAGGATTTGGTCCATATAATGATAATACACACGACGATCAATCATGGGATTATACCACTGTTCAAGTACAACCATTACAAGGTATGACTTACAATTGGGGATATACTGGAGGAGATAATGATTCTTCAGACAAATATCTTTTACTACCGATAACATATAATTTCAGTGGTATGTCAATTAATTC